AATTAAAGGAGAAATTTATGGCATTTACACACGGTAAGGATTCAGTTTTTAAACTTGATAACGCTTCAGGCTCATTAACTGATATTTCATCATTTGTAAATAATGTGGACTTCCCTGAATCAGCAGATGTTTCTGAGACAACCACTCTAGGAAGTGCAGGAAATTCTAAGACTTATATAGCAGGTCTAAAGGACGCTACAATTTCTTTAGCAGGTCTTTGGGACGCTACTGCTGACGCTATATTTGGTGCAGTTGTTGGACAATCAGCAACTTTATCTTATGAATATAGCCCTGAAGGAACTGCAAGTGGCAAGATTAAATATACAGGAGAAGCAATATTAACTTCTTATGCTATTTCTAGTCCTGTCGGAGACGCAGTTGGCTACTCAGCAGACCTTCAAGTTTCAGGTGCAGTTACTCGTGGTACACACTAAGTAAGATAGGAGAGTCAGGCGTATGACTAAAATTTTAAACTTAGATGACATCAAGTCATTACCTGATGTGCCGACTAAGACTATTGATATTCCACAATGGAATGTCTCTATAAAAGTCAAAGGCATATCTAAAAAAATGCAAATAGAACTTGGTAGATTAATTAATGGAGAAACAACAGACGCTTTTGATTATCAAAAAGCATTGTTAAAAGCAAGTGTTGTCGAGCCTGAACTATCAGATGAATCAATAGATGAGTTGTATGAAAAAGACGCAACTGTTATTGATTTAATATTTGCAGAACTTAATACTCTTAACGGAGTAGGAAGCGAGATTGAATCTGCGTTAGCAGAAGATTTCAAAAGCGAATCCTGATTTAGTTTTTCAATTCAGATTAGCTCGTGAATTAAGAATGACAGTTGGCGAACTGCGAACTAAAATGTCATCATTAGAGTATTCACAGTGGGCTACATTTTATTATGTAGAACAACAAGAGAAGGATAAACAACGAGCTATGGCAGAAGCAGAAGCTAAGAAGAAGAAGATGAGATAATGGGTAGTTCTAATATTCTCATTAAACTTGTATTAGAAGGTTTTAATAAAGCTAAAGCCCAAATGAATACTTTGGGTAAGAAAACTGACGAGTCAGGTGGCAAGTTAAGTAAGTTTGGAACTGTTGCCAAGATAGGTGCAGTTGCCGTTGGTACAGTTCTTGTAAAAGCATTAGCAAATGCTACAAGACAATTCATAGAGTTTGAAGATAAACTTAACCAATCTCTTGCAATTATGCAGACAACTGAAGAACAACAGTTGGCTATGGCAAGAGCTTCTCGTCAAGTTGCAATAGAGTCTCGTGTATCTGCAAGTGAATCAGCAGAAGCATTTTTCTTCCTAGCGTCAGCAGGTTTAGACGCTGAACAATCTATCTCAGCACTTCCACAAGTTACCAAGTTTGCTCAAGCAGGTATGTTCGATATGGCACTTGCTACTGACTTGGCTACTGACTCACAATCTGCATTAGGTCTTACAGTTAAAGACGCAGAACAAAACTTAACAAATCTTACAAGAGTTACTGATGTCTTGGTTAAAGCTAACACATTAGCAAACGCTTCTGTGCAACAGTTTGCAGAAGCACTTACAACAAAGTCAGGCTCGGCATTAAAAGTTACAAACAAATCAATCGAAGAAGGTGTTGCAGTTCTATCAGCTTTTGCAGACAGGGGTGTTAAAGGTGCTGAAGCAGGAGAGAAACTTAATCAGTTACTTAGAGATACAACAAGAGCAGTAGGTAAGAACTCAGAAGTATTTAAGAGATACAATATCAATGTTGTCGATAACGAAGGTAACTTAAAAAACTTAGCAAGTGTTATTGATGAATTAGATAATGGTATGGCAGGTTTGTCAGACCAACAAAAAGCAGTTTTATTAGACCAACTAGGACTTAATCGTGGTGTTGCAGACGCAGTAAAAATCTTATCAGGTGCAGGAGACCAAATACGAGAATATCAATCTGCATTAGAAAACGCAGGTGGAGTTACTGATGATGTTGCTAATAAACAAGTTGAATCCTTACAAGGTCAATTAGAGATACTAAGTTCTAAATTTACAGAAGTAGGACTAAGAGTTGTGGACGCTTTAGCACCTGCTTTAGAAGGTGCGATAGGTTTATTAGACGGAATGTTAGATTCATTACTAGGTAATACTGAAGCAACAGATGAAGTTATAGACTCAAATGAGAGATTTGCTGAAGCTCTTGGAACAACAACTAAGCAATCATTCTCTACTAACTCAGCACTAAACGACCAACTTACTTCTGAAAAACAATTAAGAGATGAGACAGAAAATATAATTGATACTTATAGAACTCTTACAGACGGACTTAGATTCCAAGAAGCAATACAAAGAGACTTAATTAATAACACTCACGAATTAGATAGAGAAACAGGAACACTTAATAGTACAAAAGAAGAATCAGTTGAAATCACAGAAGAAGAAATAGAAGCAGAAAAGAAATTAGCAAAAGATAGAGCAACGGCAGGATTAGACGCATTAAAAAGTCTTAATGACGCTTACCAAAACCTTAGAGATATTGAACAAGATAGATTAGACCTAGTTGATAAAGAAGCTAAAGCACTTACAAAACTTAACAAAGCAAATGAAAAATTAGAAGAAGCTAATACAAAAGTAAATAAAGCTAAAGAAGAATTTGAAAAAGTTTCAGGTCTTGGTGCAAGAATTACTAATGAAGAAGCCTTAGCTATTGCAAGACAAAAAGCAGAAATAGAAAAACTAGAACAAGCTGAAGATAAATCAGAAATACAAAAATTACAACTTGCAGTTGCAAGAGAGAGATTAATAGAACTTGAACAACAATCTATTGCAATATCAAGAGAAGAAGAACAAGCGTTAAGAGAAATAGAGAGAGCTGAAGCAGATGTCGTTACACAAACAGAGAGACTACAAGAAGCTCAACAGAATTATCAAAAAGCACAAGAAGAATTAGCTAAAGCTACTGCAAACTCAACAGAAAACATTTTAGAACAGGCTATTGCAAAGCAACAACTTGATGAAGCCTTATCAGATTTAAGTGGTGCAACAAAATTCAAAGACGGTATTGCAGAGATAGTAAGACTCATAGGTGGAGACTTAGATGAGATGAGTAATAAATTTCAAGCTATATTTAATCTCTCAGGTAGAGCTATGCGTAATCAAGGTATCTCAACAGACTTACCAACAACTACTGCTACACCAACAAGATTTGGAACACTTGGCGAAATAAGTAAAGATTTTGTTGCAAATCAATCATTAGCAACAGGTGGTAGAGTTGGAACAGGTGCAGGTAATACAGTTATTACAGTAAATACAGGTGCTTTACTTGGTACAGATGAAACAGTACAACTAGCAGTTGCCGAAGCTATTAAACAAGCTCAAAGAAAAGGCATTGAAGTAGCGTTGTAATGAGTGCTAATTTTGATTCTAATGTATCACTAACACTCGAAGTAGCTTTTGATTCAGAGCCTTTTGATGAAACACAATCCTTTACAGATATAACTTCTTACCTTAGAGCTTTTACAACTAGGCGTGGTAGAGCAAATGAATTAGGAGAGTTTGTTGCAGGTACAATGAGTTTTTCTGTATCTAATGCTGACAATAGATTTAATCCTAACAATACTTCAAGTCCTTATTATGACTCAGGTAATGCAAGAACAAAGCTACAACCACTTAAAAGAGTGAGAATGTCTGCTACTTATGACTCAACAACCTACAAAATATTTGAAGGTTTTTTACAATCAGTTCCCGTTAAGTTTATATCTGAAGGTGCAGACTCTATTGTTACTTTTACTTGTGTGGACGCATTTAAGATATTTCAATCATCTCAGTTAGACGGTGTTGGTTGGAGATTAGGTCTTGCAGGTTTCTCTGAACTTGGTTTATCTACAAGATTATCTTATGTTGATGAACAAGAATTAAGCTCAGCAAGAATTACTAGAATATTAGACGCTATTGGATTCCCAAGTAATCGTAGAGATATACTTACAGGAACAAAACAAGTGATATCACAAGCAATAACAACAAATGTTTTAACAGGACTAAGAGAATGTGAAACTGCTGAGAATGGACAGTTCTTTATTTCTAAAGACGGTAAAGCTACCTTTAGAAATAGAGATTATAAATTATCAAATACAAAAGCAGTTAATGTTCAAGGTATATTTAGTAATGACGGAAGCAACTTACCTTATACAAATGTCTCAACTTCTTTTGATGATAATGAGATTATAAATGTTTACGAATGGCAGAGAAGTGGTGGCTCAATACAATACAAAGCCGATACTAATTCTGTTTTAAGATACAGAGCTAAGGAATCAAATAAATCCACAATAAATATTTCAGACGGAGATGTTTTGTCTATAATTGAACAGAAGATAGCAGAGACATCTTTACCTATTGTTAGAATTGACAACTTAACTTGCAATCCTAGAGAGAACACATCTCTTTGGGAACAAGTTTTAGGTAGAGAGTTCGGAGACAGAATATCTGTTAAGATAGTCAATGTGGACGGCAGTAGCTTTACAGATGAGCTATGGATTGAGTCAATAGCACATAGTGTTAATGCTTCAAGTCAAAGTTGGTCTTGGACGGCTACATTAAGTCCTGCTGGAAGCTCGGCTTGGATATTAGGTCAGGCTAAACTAGGAGAAGGAACTAGATTTGTTTATAGTTAGGAAGGTTTATTAAATATGGCAGGTGCAGGTTGGAAAAGTTATAGCACAGGAGATTTAATTAGTGCTACGGAGTTTCAGACTTTTATACAAGACCAAGTGGTGCAAGTGTATGCTGATTCAAGTGCGAGAGATACTGCATTAGGAACTTCTGACGCTGAAGGTATGTTTTGTTTCTTAAAAGATTCAAACACTTTACAATTTTATGACGGCTCAGCTTGGGTTAATTTCATTGGCGAAGGAGACATTACAGGTGTTACGGCAGGAACTAACTTATCAGGTGGTGGCTCATCAGGTGCAGTAACAGTTAATTTAGCTATTGATTCAGAAGTAGCTTTTGCTGACCAAGTAGCAAGTGCAGTTGTTTTAAAAGATTACGCAGAAACAGATGTAGCCTTAACTTCATCTTCTAACGCACTAGCAATAAATTTAGCAAATGGTAATACAGGAAGTATTACACTAACCGAAAATATTACAGATATAGATTTTACAAATGTTGCAACTAATGGAGTTTCAACATTTACACTTCAAATTACACAACACGCTTCAAGCTCAAAGACAGTAGCAATTAATCAAATTACAGTAAATGGTGGGGGACACGCTACAGGTAAAACGGCAGGTGGTGGTGGTTATACAGTTTCATCAGGTGCTAACGCAATAGACTTAGTTACATTTTTATTTTTGGACGCAGGAACTCCATTAATAAACGCATTACAAGATTTTAGTTAGGAGTTCAATATGCCTTTAGGTAGTGCAAGATTTGGTCTAAGTGGTGCAGACTTAGGTAAATTAGAATTGATACAAACACAAACTGTTAC